CCAGATCCAGCAGAGTACCCACGTGGTATGCGTTTATGGAACACTCGTCGTAGCGGGTTCAATGTCAAGAAATATGTTGCTAATCACTTAAATCTAAATGCTAATGATGGTAAGAATCTTCGTTACCAAGATCAAGATATGAGTGCTTACAACGCAAACCGTTGGGTTTGCGTAAGTCCAAATAACGCAAACGGGTCTGGCACATTCGGTCGATTCGCACAGCGTTCATTTGTTACAACAGCATTAAAATCAGTTGTTGATAGCAATCAGTCTGTACGTGATACAGATAAATTAAAATTTAACTTGATCGCAACTCCAGGTTATCCTGAGTTGATTCAAAACATGATTTCACTAAACGTGGATCGTGGATTGACAGCATTTGTTATCGGTGACACATCAATGCGTTTGAAACCAACAGGTACAGATTTAGCTGCCTATGGCCTAAACAGCAACGGTGCGTTTGATAACGGTGAAGACGGTTTAGTAAGCTACAATGAATACATGGCTGTGTTCTATCCAAGCGGATTTACAAACGACTTAGCAGGCAACAATATTGTTGTTCCGCCAAGCCACATGATGCTACGCACAATCGCCGTGAGCGACCAGAAGAGTTATCCATGGTTTGCTCCAGCAGGTATCCGTCGTGGTGTTGTTGATAACGCTACATCAGTTGGTTACTTAGAAGACGGTGAGTTCAAATCTACTGCTCTTCCAACAAGTATCCGTGATGTAATGGCAACTAAGGGCAAGATTAATCCTATCGCAACTATTACAGGTGCTGGTATTATTAACTTTGGTCAATACACTCGCGCTAATGCGGCATCAGCTTTAGACAGAATCAACGTAGCACGTTTGGTAGCATACTTACGTAGACAACTTGATGTTTTAGCCCGTCCATTCTTGTTTGAACCAAACGACAAGATCACACGTAACGAGATTAAGAACTCAGTTCAGAAATTGTTATTAGAATTGGTCGGTCAACGTGCCTTGTATGACTTCATCGTAGTATGTGATGAATCAAACAACACACCAGCACGTATTGATCGTTCAGAGCTATGGGTAGACGTTGCTATTGAGCCAGTTAAGGCAGTAGAGTTCATCTACATACCAGTGCGTTTGGTTAACACTGGCGCGATTAAAGCTGGCAATTTCACACTAGCTTAATAAGGTAAATATAAGGAACAAGGAGCATAATTATGCCAATAGCAAGTTTAAGTAAATTAACGGTACCATTACCGGCAGGGCAGAGTTCAACAAGCCAAGGCTTGTTGATGCCTAAGCTGAAGTATCGTTTCCGTGTTCAGTTGTTAGGTTTTGGTGTAACATCACCTACAACTGAGATCACAAAACAAGTAATGAACGTAACCCGTCCAGAAGTTACATTTGAAACCATCACACTAGATGTTTACAACAGCAAGATCAAAATGGCTGGCAAGCATTCATGGACTGACCTAACATTGACAGTACGTGATGATGTTACAGGCGCAGTAAGTAAGTTAGTAGGCGAACAAGTCCAGAAGCAGTTTGACTTCTTTGAACAAGCATCGGCAGCTTCAGGTATTGACTACAAGTTCACTATGATCATTGAAATTCTCGATGGCGGTAACGGTGCTTACGAACCAACAGTTCTTGAAGCATTTGAACTAGAAGGTTGCTACTTACAGAAAGTAACATATCAAGGCGGTGACTACACATCTAACGATCCATTAGATATCGCCCTAACAGTAACATACGATAACGCAATTCAAACTAACGCTTCTGGTAACCCAGTTGGCATTGGTCAAAACGTTGGTCGTGCTGTACGTACTTTAGCAACAGGCTAATACGCATAGCGTTTAGACTAAGAAGACCCGGTTTTCATCGGGTCTTTTTTTACGACTAAATATTGTTATGCCATCCATAGGTCAATATCTTCAGCCAGTTTTAAACACTGGCATCCAAATGAAAGACTTTGCTCACGCAAGTCGCCTCTACGCCGATAGTGTTTTTGCCCTCGCGCCAAAAACTGGTTTCTTATACTATGTTGAATTTGATATTGATCCTAGTACATTAACTGATGAACAATGGGCCAATCAACAACGGGTAACTGAAGTAGGGCTGTTGGTGAAGTCGGTAGACTTACCTAAGTTTTCAGTTCAGACAGAAACAGTTAATCAATATAATAGAAAAACTGTCATACAAAAAGGGATCACATACAATCCCTTAAATCTTACATTTCATGACGATAATTCAAACGTAGTTCACAACATGTGGTTAAACTACTATCGTTATTACTACGCAGATTCAACCTGGGGCGGCACTGGACCTATTGGTACTGCAAAAGACAACACCCCGGGAGCTTACCAAAATAACAAATATCTACCATCAAATGATTTGTTCAACCCAACAAACTACGGTATGAATTCGAAACTTGTAATAGCACCGTTCTTTCGATCTATTACAATATATCAATTAAGTAGAAAAATTTTTACAAGTTATAAACTTGTCAATCCTATTATACAAACATGGGAACACGATAAACTTGATCAGTCAGCGGGTTCAAAAATTGCTGAAAGTAAAATGACAGTCAATTACGAAGCAGTATTTTATGGAACAGGACAAGTTAGAAAACAGGAGCCAACAGGATTCGCTGTATTCCATTATGATAACTCACCGAGCCCGCTAAGTCTAGCAGGAGGCGGCAATAACTCCGTATTCGGGCCAGGCGGAGTGGTTGCTGGTGCGTTAGATATATACGGTGATGTTAGTAATGTTCTTAATCCAAATTCAAAAGTTGGTCCGCTTGGAGTGCTAGGCACAGTCATTAAAGGGGCCAACCTAGTTCGAAACGTTAAAGGCGTTACGAAAGAAAGTCTACGAGCTGAAGGTTATAAAATAATTAACAACACTTTAAGAGGAATCGCTCAGGGCAGTCTTAACGGATTGGGAGTTAATTTAAATCTTAATAAAGGTTCTAATTATGCGACCTCTGGACAATTTTTAGGAACACCTGTCGCAGTTGTAACTGCAGCGGCCATTGGACAAGAATTCGGCCAAGGCGGAACAACAACACAAACACCAAGTGCTAATGGTAAAACACCATCTTCGGCAAGCTCTGCTAATCAAAGCGATAATGTTAGAAGTAAATTAGCTAATGATAGAACTTCAGTTAACGATTCTGAAATTTCAGGGGCCGGTGACGATGCTTCACCTAGCGGAAATACAGCGGCTCCGGGCACATATTACCCGCCAGTAACAGGATTGTTAGATACTGATCCATACGAAAGACCGGAGATCGACGAGAACTCAGCAGTCGAAGATGTTGACATTGCCCTTGAAGATCTAAGAGCATCATGGGCGCAGGACAACGAATATATTTCAGGTCAGTCACCAAACGCAGAAGAAGTTTCGCAAAGACTAAATGATGCGGCATCGTATGAGGAATATGCCGCAATTAAAGCAGATGCTGATGCATCTTTTGCTTCTGCTCAAACAGCGCAAGCGGGTGTTGATACTAGATATCGAGCAGAGTTTGAAAGACTTACTGCTCTTAAACAATCTCTTTCTTCTAACACCTCGGGACCAACTACGTTAGGATTTGACGAAGACGGTGGGGATACTCCTGCTATCGAAAGTTCATCAACACTAGTTTAAAATATTAAATTTTAATTATGACATATTATAATAATCTTCCACAATCACAAGTTGCCGCCGATAGCGGTCAACAAACATTAAAAGTATTTGACGCCTACACTACAGCACCTCTCAATATCGATGCTACTACATACGATGCCATGACTGGATTTTTCACAAGTAGAAATTTTGGTGAAGATGCCGCACGTAGCATGGCATACATCATTATCAAACAAGCGATCCTTGATAATTATAAACCCTTTCAATTAATTGAAAATTTAAAAGGACTTAGTGATATAGAGATTAGTAGTCTTATCACTGAGATTTTAAACTACAATAGATTTAAAACAAGTAGCTTGGGAGTAGCAAGTCCGTTCGCTCCGAGTGAAGACGTGTTGAGGAATATTGTGGCATGAGCTTAAAGTTTGCTCAAGGATCATTTAAATTAAAGAACCCGGAAAAATACATAGGAGTTGGCACACCAAGATATCGTTCATCGTGGGAATTTGCTGTGATGAAGATGTGTGACGAAAATCCAGGTATTACCCACTGGGCCAGTGAGTCTGTTAAGATTCCTTATAGAGATCCATTGACTGGTAAGCACACCGTATATGTTCCTGATTTTTTAGTTACATACGTTGATAGCAAAAGACGTCAACATGCTGAGTTATGGGAAATTAAACCTCGCAGTCAAACAGTATTAGAAGCAGTTGGAAAAAACAAATATAATCAAGCACACTACATTAAAAATATGGCAAAATGGCAAGTTGCTAGACAGTGGTCAAAGCAACATGGTCTTGTTTTTAGAGTACTAAACGAAGAAGATATTTTTCATATAGGCGGCAAAAGACGATAAGTACGAATATGACAAAAAAACTTGAACAACTGTTAGATTTACCAACTCCTCAAGAAGCAGAGCTTGTTGCTCCTACTCCATCAGAAACTCCGTCTGCTATTGTTAACTTACAAGATAAGTTAGAAGAGTTTGATAAAATTTCATCTGCTCTTCCTAAAGTAGAAGGTCTAGGGCAAATGAGCGATACAGAGCTCGACGGATTAGCCGCAAAGGCAGAATCTGCGTTTGACGACTTAATGGATTTAGGTATGAACGTAGAAGCAAAATACGGTAGCAGAATGTTTGAAGTAGCAGGTAATATGCTTAAAACTGCGGTAGATGCTAAATCAGCTAAAATTGATAAAAAATTAAAAATGGTAGAGCTACAGCTCAAGAAGCTTGCTATTGATAAAAAGAACACAGGCGACGGGGAAGATCCCGTAGAGGGTAAGGGTTTTATCGTTACAGACCGCAATAGCCTCTTGGAAAAACTTAAAAATGTTAATAAATAACGTATCAGGAAACCAATATGAAATCATTTAAAGATTACTTAACAGAAAGCAAACGTACCTTCGATTTCAAGGTAAAGATTGCTGGCGAATTTACTACAGAGCAAGAGAGATCGGA